AGATTATATATATTAATATCATTTGGGTTTTATTTATTTCAAATGTATTTGAATATAAATAATTGTATTAAATTTCATAAATATGTATATGATATAAATAGTATATTATACAACATAAAACAATATATATCAGAATCATTGATTAATTTTAATAAATTATTATTAGAAACAACACCGTTATCAAGTTATAAAAATTTCAATATAGACTTGGAAAATAATATAGAATGTTTAAATAATTATTATAATAATTTGTCAGTAATAAAACAAGAAAAATTTTCATATAGAATAGATTTAAAAAATTTAGGCGCAATATTAAAGCAGTTTTATCAATTGTATAATAATAAAAAAATAATAGATACAATGTATTATACAATAAATTTAAATAGTTATATATCAAGTATATATTCTATAAAAAAAAATATAGAATGTGGAAATATCAATTTTTGTACATATATCGATGATACAAATACAACAACAATAAAAGAACAATATTATTCTCCTTTACTATCTCGTAATGATAAAATAATAAAAAATAATTTAAAATTAAATAATAATATAATAATATCAGGACCAAATGCGTCTGGTAAAACAACAGTATTAAAATCGGCAATATTTAATATAATATTATCACAACAGATAGGGTGTGGATTTTATAAAAATGCAAATATTAGAATATATGATTTTTTACATTGTTATATAAATATACCAGATACATCAAATCGTGATAGTTTATTTCAAGCAGAAGCGAGAAGATGTAAAGAAATATTAGATAAAATTATAAGTAATCCAGAAAAAAATCATTTTTGTATATTTGATGAGTTATATAGTGGAACAAATCCGGATGAAGCGGTAAAAAGTGGATATTATTTATTAGATGAGATAAGTAAATATAATAATGTAGATATGATATTAACAACACATTATAATAAATTATGTAAAAAGATAAAATTAAATAATGAAAACGATAAAGGTAAAAGTAATAATAAAAAGATAATTAATTACAAGATGGATTCAGTAATAGATGAAAATGATAATTTAGTATATAATTATACATTAGTAAAAGGTATATCAAAAATTAAAGGTGGTATAAAAGTATTAAAGCAAATGGAGTATCCTGAAGATATGATAGATAAAATAAATATAGATTAATGTAAATATAATTATTCGTTTAAGATATTAAAAAATAATATAGAATAGTATTAATATAATGAAATCATTATTACAGATAATAGATAATGGATACATGATTATTATGTCATTAATATTAATAATATTAGGAATTATAATGATGTACTTATATAGACGTATAAAATTATTAGAAAATAGTATACTACAACATGGTAAAGTATTACAATCATTTATGATTAATCAAATATCTAATAATACGAAAACTATAAATATAGAAGATAGTGATACAATTAATAGTAATTATAATGATGATGGACCTATTGTTAATAATCAAGTAAAAGTTATTAATAATAAAATAGATATATCAGACGATGAAGAATATAGTGATGATGACAGTGAAGAAGAACAAGAACAACAAGAAGAAAAAGAAGAAAAAGAAGAAAAAGAAGATGACGATAGTGATTCCCATGAAGAAGAAGATAGTGATAACGATAGTGAAATAGAATTAAATTTTGGTATAAATTCTAAAAAATTAGGAGATTTAAATATGGAAGATTTAAATATGGAAGATTTAAATATGGAAGATATAGAATCTATAAATATAGATAATTTACAGGATGAGATAGATAGTTCAATAATGGGAAAAGATTTAATAAAAAATATAAAATTAGAAAATAATATATCAGATGATATATCAGATAATATATATAGTGGTATTGATAAATTAGAAAAAATAAAGGGTATAACAAAGATGAAGATAGATGAATTACGTGAGTTGGTTGTTATGAAAAATTTAATTTCAAATGAAGAAGTCACTAAATATAAAAAGCAAGATTTAATCCAGTTATTAAAATAATGTAATTATATAAAAAAAATATATATAATTAGTATATAATTACTATATATTTAATGATTAATATATTAAATGATCCTAGACATTTAACAACATATAAAACTCAATCAGAAATAGATAGAGATTTAATAAATAAAGCTAATATAACAAATAATTATGAGTATAGAATGTTTTTAGTAAAAAATGCATCTAATATAATTAATGTAAATAATATGAATATTTGTAATAATACATCAAATTGTAGTACAAATGTAAGTAATGATAAAAGTCCTTATATATTTAAAAAATTAGATAATAATATAATACCAAATACAAGTAATTTTAGTGATTTAAAGACACAATATTTATCTAGAGATAAATTAAATAGTAGATTAGAAAATTAATTTTATATTAATTTTATATTAATTTATTTTATTTTATTTTACTATTTATATATCAAATTATGAATATTAATTTAAATAATGGAATAATGAGTCAAGTTGATAAATCTTCGTGTAATTTAATATATTTTATAGGCGTATTTTGTTTTGTATATGCTATTATAACGTTATTTATGGGATTATATTTTATGTTTAATTTAATGAATATTAAATCAAAAGATAGAGGTATAATAATGTTAAATGTAGGATTTAATATATTAACAGTAATGTTAATTAATTTATTAGCTTATTATTTGTACAGAATACAGTATACAATTTGTTTAAAAGTACTATAATTTAAACAATTTAAATAGTAGTTTAGATTAATATTATCTATTATAATTATGATAATATTAAGCATAGATATAGGTATAAAAAATTTAGGATATGTTATTTTTAAATTAGATACAGATAAAACGTTAGAAATTATAGATTGGAATATAATAAATCTATGTGAATATAAACCAAAATGTAGCATGTGTCAAGATAGATCTGAATGTGTGTATAATGATAAATATTATTGTAAAGACCATGCTAAAAATTTAAATCGAGAAATAAATTTCATAACATTAGAAGGAAAAACAAAAAAAGAATTAATAGAAATATGTAAAATGAAGAGTATAAATATAGATACAAAATTAAAATGTGATATAATAAGAAATATATTAAAAAAATATTTTAATGATAATTATATAAATAGTATAGATAACAAAACAGCTCAAAAAATTACGATAGTAGATATAGGTATAAATTTGAAATTAAATTTAAATAAAATATTTAATAATATAGAAATAAGCGCGATAGATAATATATTGGTAGAAAATCAAATAGGTCCATTAGCAAATAGAATGAAAACAGTTCAAGGTATGGTAGCGCAGTATTTTATTGATAATAATAATTATAATGTAGAATTTGTATCATCAAAGAATAAATTATCTCAATTTACAAATGAAAAAATGAATTATAAAGAAAAAAAAAAGAAAAGCGTAGAGATAGTAAAACAGATAATAACTAAATATAATAGTAATTATATATCATTTTTTAATAGTAATAAAAAACAAGATGATTTAGCAGATAGTTTATTACAAGGGTTATCATATATAAAAAAATATAAAAAAATAGATATAGTATTGTAAAAATATATATAAAATATAATTAAAAATATATATATATTTTTAATTACATGAATGATAAATTAGTATACAAATGTGATATATGTAATTATAAATGTTTAAAAAAATATGATTTTAACAGACATCTTAATACAAAAAAACATTCAGATAAAAAAAAAATAATAGAAAATAGATTAACAAATAATATAAATATAATTAATACAAGTAATATAATTAATACAAGTAATATAACTAATACAAGTAATAGAAATAATATAAGTAATACAAATACAAGTAATACAAATAATATAACAAATACATTAAATACAATAACTACAATAAATAAAATAAATAATAGAACAATAGAATTTATTTGTAATTGTGGAAAAGAATATCGACATAGACAAAGTTTATACGCACATAAAAAAAAATGTACATATATTAATGATAATAGCATAAATGAAATATTAACAACAGATAATGATAATGATTTTAAAAATCTTGTATTAAATTTAATAAAAGAGAATAATACAATAAGAGATACATTAGTAGATGAAAATAGAGAATTGAGAAAACAATTAACAGAAATAATACCAAAAATAGGAGATGTAAATAGTAATAATACAATAAAGCAAAAATTCAATATACAGTTTTTTTTAAATAATCACTGTAAAGATGCAATAAACTTAGATGATTTTGTCAAATCAATAGAAATATCAGTAAAACAATTAGATATAACTCATAATAGAGGGTTAATAGATGGATTAAGCGAAGCAATAATACAAAATATGAGTAAATTAGGAACATTTGAAAGACCGATGCATTGCACGGATATAAAACGCGAAATATTATACATAAAAGATAATGATGTATGGGAGAAAGATTATGATAAAACAAAAATAAAACACGCAATAAAATCAATATCTACCAAACAGTATAGTGCATTAAAAACGTGGATGGATGTAAATCCAGATTTTCGTGATATAGATGTAAAACAAGATTATTTTGCAACAACATTGTCAAAAATAGGAAAGAGTACAGATACAGAAAACATAGATGAAAAAATAATTAAAAAAATATGTTCAAATATTTATATTAAAGAATAAATTAAATTAAATAATAATGCGTCTTACTTAAAAATAAATCTTCTTATTTAATCATAATGGAAATTATAGAAATTGAACCTGAAACTATAGATTTAGACAATTTAGATATAAAAACACAAGACACGGTAAATTTTGGAGGTGGAATAGAACTTTTAATGAATAATAATCAAAAAGATAAACAACCAACTAGATCTTCAGATATAAATATAGATGATATATCACGATTAGAAGAAGATTTAAATAATTTAGTTCCAGATAATAATATAAAAAACGAACCAACAATAAATATAGAAAATATTAGAGAAAAAATTCCAATTAATTTAGATAATAAATCAATAAATTTAGATAATAAAACAGAAAAAAAACCAAGTTTTTTAAATAATATATTTGGAAAACAAGATGGTAAAAATATTAGCAAATTAAGTGGTATAAATGAAGATAATATGAATAGTAATAAAACAAATGACGGATATGGAAAGTTTAATAATGTTCCTTTATCTAATTCGCAAAATAACCAAGAAACAATGTCACCAGAAGAAACATTAAAGAAAAAATTTGAATATCTTAAATTATTAGAAGGACTAGAAAAAAAAGGTGTAAATTTATCACAAAAATATAATATGGAGTCAAACCTAAATGAGATGATAGGTGAATATGAGACTTTAATATCAGATAGAGAACGGCAAAATTCGGTAAAATTTCAAGGTAAAATGTTAATGGCTTGTATAACAGGTTTAGAATTTTTAAATAACAAATTTGATCCATTTGATATTAAATTAGAAGGTTGGGCCGAGCAATTAAATGAGAATATAGATGATTATGATGAGCTATTTGGTGAATTACATGAAAAATATAAATCAAAAGCTAAAATGACACCTGAATTAAAATTATTATTTCAATTAGGTGGATCTGCAATGATGGTACATATGAGTAATACATTATTTAAATCTTCTATGCCAGGAATGGATGATATAATGAGACAGAACCCAGAATTAATGAGACAATTTAGCCAAGCTGCTGTTAATACAATGGGTCAGACAAATCCAGGATTTGGTAATTTTATGAATAATGTATATAAAGAAAATGGACCAGCGGCAGCTATGGGATTTGGTAATAATAAAACAAATGACAGACCTATGCCACCAAATATAAATATAGGACCACCACCTAGTCAATATAATTCTAGATTACCAGAAAGAAGTATGCGAGAAAATAATATAAAACCATCTATGATGAATAATAATCAAGGAGGTGTAAACTTAAATAATAATGGTTTAATAAATGAAGAACCAAGAATTTTAAGACCTGAAATGAGTGGTCCTAGTAAACCTTCACAAGACAATAATATAAAAAATTTATTAAGTGGATTAAAGACACGTGAAATAGATGTAAATGATAAAAAAAATGAAGCTAGTACGATAAGTATAGAAGATTTAAAAGATTTAACAAATGTTAAAACAGGAAAGGTGAAACGTAAACAAAAAAGTGATAAAAGCACAATAAGTTTAGATATATAAAATTGAATTGAATAAATAATTATAAATTTATTATAAATAGTAATTTTCAATTATTTATAATGAATAATTACATTTTGATAGATACTAGTTATTTAATATTTTATAGATATTTTGCTTTACGTAAATGGTGGACGTTTGCTAATAAAGATATACCAATAGAACAAGAAGATAATAGTTTAAATCCTGCATTTTATGAGAAATTTAAAAAAGTATTTTTAGATTGCATAAAAAACATAAAAAAAAATCTAAAATTAACACGTAGTAATTGTAAGGTAGTATTAGCACTTGATTGTCCTCGTGATAAAATATGGAGAAATCAAATATATAGTGAATATAAATCATCAAGAGTATGTCAAGATAATGTAGGTAATATATTTAAATTTGTATATAACAATAATTTATTGTATGAAATAGGCGCAGACTTAGTAATAAATCAAGATAAATTAGAAGCAGACGATGTTGTTTATTTAGTTAAACAAGAAATAGATAATTACAATAAAAAAAATGATAACAATGAATATATGATTACAATTATAACAGGTGATCATGATTATTTACAATTATTACATGAAAATACGTGTTTATTAGATTTAAGATTTAAAAACTTAGCGAGTAAAAAAGATGTATTCTGTGAACCTGATAAAAATCTATTTTATAAAATAGTGTTAGGTGATAAATCCGATAATATAAAACCTATATTTAAAAAGTGTAGTAAACGTCTTGTAGAAGAATATTATTTAAATCCAGATAAATTTAAAACACAACTAGAATTGGAAAACTGTGTAAACAACTACAATATTAATAAAACATTAATAGATTTTAATTGTATACCAGATAAACTAAAACAAGAATTTATAGAGAAATATAGAGATATAATATATAATATTTTGTAGTATATAATATAGTATATCATATATGATAGTTAAATCAACATTATTAGTATCATTATATGCACAAATAATAGCATTAGTAGTAGGATTATTTGGTATAGTAATAAAACTTGATGTGCGTGATAAAATATTACAACAATGTTTAATTTTAGAAGAAATAGTACAAGTTATTGAATTTAGCTTTTACATTTTTTTTTCATATTTTTATAAAAACGATGTTGATGTTATAGATATAGCAAAATATAGATATTACGATTGGTTTTTAACAACACCAACTAT